GACCAGTAGTCATCCTCATCAAATATGTTTCTAGTATACAGCTCTTTCCAGAGGTACTTTCTTAACTCTATCATTGCATCTAGTTTATAGTTTGCTGTCACATTACACCGCCAAATGACGCTGTAAGAGCAGCATCTGCCTGAGACCTAATAGCATTTGCAGAAAAAGAATACTGAACTTTTTTAATATTAGAAGGAACTCTTAGTGCTTTAGTCATGCTTGAATTAAATATTTTTTGGAATCCAGATCTCTTAATAGATTCATTTACTAATCTTCCGCTAAAAAATCTTGAGTGAGCTAACGTGAATTGATTACGTGCACCAGATCCACCAGGTCTCTTTACTGTAACTGGCATACCCTTTGGCATAAATACTGTTTCTCCATCAGCTTCAAAAACTAATCTTTCAGAATTTTTTGGTCTAATTACTAAAGGCTTACCTGCTTCCATAATTGAAGCCTTGTTTGAGAATACGTGTCTTCTTCTTCCGTTTGCTGAAGGAACCATAGATGTTGAAGGAAGCAGATCATAGTCTATTCTAAAAGACAATCCTTCTGCAGACAACTTGTTAAGCTTAAAAAGTCTTGCTGCTTTATTACCAGTCTTTTTCCACTCATAAACATGGTGTAAGGACTTAGGCCTAGATCTAGCTAATGCGTCTATATAATTTCCAAAATCTAAATTTATCTGATCAAACATTACTTTAGTAAATGCATTTTGAAATTGTTTGTTTGTTGTTAATTTAGATATGACTGCTGCCTCATAATACACAAAAGCTGATATCTGAGCTACTGTACTGTCTTTAAGAGGTCCGCTTTGGTTTGCATACATCATTCTCTCTAGTCCGCTTGATACCTGAACCAGTAATCCGCTATTGTCCAATTTGTTGGTTCTCCGATCTCTTCATTGAAGAATTGTATCCTATGACTCTGCCAAAGGGGTCTGTGATTGGAGTTGTTCCTATAACTTCAAATACCGTAGGGGTTTCACTTGGAAAGTTAATCTCTGTCCAAATTGGGTTACCTTCTCGATCACGAATGTTCGTAACTTTTTCTCTTGCTATAAGCCTCTCAGATGTTCTAACTTGAATAATCTGATCATTAAGGTACTTATTGCTAAACACCTGTTTGTCGCTTGATCTGGTTGTTGCAGAATTACTAATTACGCCCTTGGCGTGACAATTAACTGTTTTATAATAATTCCATTCTCTTTTAATAGCTCCCGTATCTGGGTCTTGCATATCTGACTGACGATAAACGTCTAAGTACATGGAAAGAACTGACTCTATTAACTCATTCATTACAACAACATGACCTGAGAAATTACGTAATTAGATAGCAATTGATCTGCATATAAATTACCAGTTCCAGAGGTTGCCTCTCCAGAGTATTCAAAATCCCAGTCAAATGTTGAAATCTTTTTAATATACTTATTCTTCCAGGCTAAATCCTTTGAAAAATAATCTTTCATTAATTCTATACATGCTAACTCTACTTCGTCTGGAACCTCTTGGTATCCAAATCTTGCATATACCTGATACCTGTCACCTTGTTTAAAAAAGTCTACAGAGTCATGAATGCTAGGAGGAATCATGCCATTGGCAGTATATACTGTATTGTCTAAAGCAGACGTTCTATCTATTCTTAACCCAAAGCCGTTCTCAGTAATGTTTACCGATCTTCCCCAGTTATTAACTTTAGGGGTAGCTAAAGAATCTAACAGAAGGTAGTCGTTAGCATACATTCTGTGTACTTGAATTAATTTAGAGTTAAATATTAAAGTGTCTGAATCGCTTCCATACACTAGGTGCGTCTCGTCATAGGGATAAAAATTTTGACCAGTATAGTTTTCAATTACTTTACGAGCATATCTTTCAGCTAAGACTAATTCTGCATACGATTTATAATTAGGGTCTGATCTGTCTCCGCCAAAATTTAGCTCCTCACGAGTTTGCTCTAAATCAGTATAAGACTTTACGACATAGAGATTATGCTCTCTTGTCTGAGCTATACCCACTACGTTATATGTCCAACGTAATTTTAATGTTCTAGTTCTTGAAACTACATTCTGAGGAAGAAATACCTGATATACACCAACATCTGTTTCGACTTTTTCTGCTGTCAATGTTGCCTGAATTGTGGTAGGAGATACTGGATTAATTGGATCGTTTGTTATGTCATAAACTAATACTGTTGGTAGGTTATCAGAGTCTTGCTCTTCACCCCTCCAATAAACTTTATGCTTTACTCCTGCTGTAGACCCTACGTAAATCTCCATAGTGTAGGCTTAGTTAGTTGTAATACTCCTGGACTTCCTTTGGAGTTGCTAATCTAAAGCCGTCCTCCTTATCAAAAATTTCTTGAGCGTATTCCTTGCTCATTGCAATAAATGGGTGCTCTTTTGTGAACGTGAATCCCATAATATCATACCTAAAGTTATCTCTAGTCATTCTTACTAATACTGTGTTTTCTGGCTGATCCGCCTTTGGATCAAACTTAGGTAGTACCTCTGTTGCCATGTCTTCAGAATCCTCTTCCATCTTTTCAATGGTCTTGTTGTATACAGACCAAGTTACGCCTTCTTCTGCGAGGGCTGCAATAATATCGGCTTTGTTCTTTAGGCCTTCTGTCTCAACTGCAAAATCTTCTGCGATCTGCTTTAGTTCTGATACTTTTAATGTCTCAAATGACATGTAAATCTCCTATTTCTACTTATAGCAATTATAGCATTATTAAATTAAAATGAAAAGCCCCCCAAAAATTAATTTAGGGGGCATTTCGGGGATCTAAATCCTAATAATTAGGAAGCGACCTTAACGTTCTTGACTACGACCCAAGCGTCTGCTTGCTCGATTTGGCATCCTACACGAGTATACATTGTGTACTCGATAGAGTCCTTACGTGGCCAGAAGAATCGATATACGGTTACGTCACGCTTGATACCAATAACTACGTTATTTGGGAATGTCAAGTGGATATCTCCGTGTGATCCTGTTGGATTTGAATAGTCACCAGTTTGAGTTTCTGGAAGTAGTGGTACTTCAACAATCGGAATACCGAATGCGAATGGTGCCACAAATCCTGCTGCTCCACCTAGTGCTGATACGCCTTGTCCACGGATAACGCTTGATGCGATATCTTCTGGATTAGCTGTTCCTGCAGTGATGCTGTTCTTGTACAAGAAATCTTGAATCAAGTTTGATCCTGCTAGGAAGCGAAGGTCTCCACGACGTTGCTTGTACTTACGTGGCATTGCCTTAAGAGCCTTATTAAATGCTTCACGACTAATTTCTGCACCGTTGTTATCAACAACACGTCCATTAGCCTTTGACTTTGCAACTACACCCTGGAATGCTGAAAGCAGTCCTGAGCCAGATCCTGTACCGTTAAGGATTACATCCTCAATATCGTTACCTGCCTGTGTTGCCATCAAACGTGCAATGTGATCTTCAAGATCTGCACCTTCGATATTATCTTCTAGAGATTCTGTTGAAAGCTCCCAATCCATGCGGAGTTTCTTTGTTGTTAGAGAGATCTTTGAGAAAGTTACAGCTGCGTTTGCACCTGTTTGGTCTCCTTCAGCTGCGACAGTCATAAGTCTTTCGCCAACTGACATACGATCAATCTCAGTGGTATCTGCTCTCATTCGGACAGTACGTGCAACTTTACCAATTACGGTAGCGTCGAACATGTAGTCTAGGAAGCGAGCTGATTGTTCTGCATTAAGCAATCCACCGTTACCAGCTTCTGATGCACGGTGTACTCCAGATCCACCTGTAGCGGATGTAAAAGTACCTGTAGCAGTTGTACCTGCTGCGATTGCTTTTTCTAATGTTTCATTACTCATTTTATATTTCACCTACCTTATTTTTAGTTAAAAATTTCGTTCACGGAACCGAGGAAAGAACCGTTCCACTTTGATTTTTTGATTATTACTTCCTGAGACCCGCCAAGGTCTGAGGACTTCTTAATTGCAGTCTCTGATTCTACTGCATCGACACGCTTTTCTACACCATCAATCGTGTTCTTGATGTTTTCTACAGCCTTTGAAAGGGCTGAGTGTTGTTCTGCCAACTCTGAAATTCGACCATCTACGCTCTTGCTAAATGTTTCAACTGTATCTTTAATAGCTGAAACTTGTGCTGCATTTGCTTCTGAAGCCTTATTCAATGTCTCTGAGAAAAATCCCTTAAGATCGCCAAGCATCTTTGCAAAATCAGGTTCATCAACCATAACTTCTGATACGTCGGCTGCTTTTTCTAGAGTTTCGGCAGAAGCGTCTGCTACTGCTTCTGCAGGAGCTTCTTCAACAGCTGGTGCTTCCTCTGCGGGAGCAACTACTGCTGTGTCTTCTACGGCTGCTTCTGGTGCTACTGCATCTTCTGCAACTACGTTTTCTGTATTTTCTGACACTTCTTTACCTCCTTCTATGTCTGCCTGTTTTGCAATTTGTGTTTCAGGCATCGACAATCTTGACTTTTTATGTAAATCAAGAATCTTATCTATTTCTTTTGCTTTGTTAACATCGTTTGATTCTACCCAACCGATCAATGTTGCAGGCTTACCTGTAACTGGTGAATCATATGATGACTCTGTTGATACAAACACTGAATCAGTGTCTGCACAATAAAAAATATTTTCTGCTACAACTTCTGTTGCCATTCCTTTAAATACTAGCTGACCATTCATTTTCTGAACAGACAAGATGTTGCATAGCTCGTTTGCTGGTGAGTCAACTACTGACAACTCCATCAATGAGTATTCTTTAATAAATCTAACTGGCTTACCAGTCGACTTGTTAACTTCGTTTTCTGAATCCGTAATCTTTCCGCCGATTGAGAATCCTGCTAGAGTTCCGTCAAGAATCTTTTCCCAAGTATCCTGTGCACCCTTTGAGATATATGCGTCAACATACACTCCATTATAAAATTCTTTTGTTGATGGATCGTAAAATGTTTCTGGCTTAAATGAAACCATTTTGCCAACTGCATTTGATCCATGCATCTCACGAATATTTCCACGGAAGCTTTCAAATGCCTTTAGGCTTGCTTCTGCAGTAACAACGTCGCCAGTCTGATCAAGATTGTCTAACGTTGCAAATCCTGAGACTGTTCTTTTTTCACGGTTAACTTTGGTAAATGGCACGGACAACGTAATGTTGTCGCCATGCGAAGACCAAAGAGATTTCTCAATATTCATATGCTTAATTTTATAACGTTATTGTATATAAGGCAAATAATGGTTGAGTAGGGTCAGTCGACTTGTCTTCCGTCTCCCTGAGCATTTCGGCCTTCTCCAGAAATATCGGGGGAATTTGCCGACCTTTCGGAATCTCTATTTCTAGTTTTTCCTGCTTGTGCTCTTACCTCTGCCTGCTGCTGCGGCTTTAATTGCACTACTTGATCCCCACCATCAATAGGAACCATGCCCATTCTAATTCTAACTTCATTAGGGGTAATTACCTGCATCCTCAAATATCTCTCATCAATTTTAGACTGAGTATCTTCGTCTGTCAAAGTAAGTTCATTAAATTTAAGAAGTAGGGCATCCGTCATTTCTTCAACAATTTTATTTAATTTCTTTTCTAAATTCATTTGAGCTGGACGACAAACCTGCTCTCTAAATGTCTTGTCGGCATCTCTTGCTACCGCCAAATTAACTCCTTCTGGAGTTCCAATTTTATTAATTGGTACACGGTGAGACAATAGAATTTCATCTCTATTAGATTTACGATACACGTTAAATGAAGACTCTTGAGTTCCTGCCTCAATTGGCTCCATCTTAAATTCAACCTTTGAGTCTGGTGAATCTGGTGGAAGTGGAATATATAGAGACCTGTGATTCTTGCCCCTTAGTCCAACCTGGAAAAATTCAAGCAGCTTTCTTTCTGACTCTGGTGAAAGTTTTGCTCCCTTTACTGTAATAATATAGCGAGGGACAGCTTTGTTCTCAAAGTAATCTAGGTTATACTTTCCAGCAAACTCGTTTCCAGCCATAGCGTTTGAAGATGCTACGATATCTGGAATACCATAATAGTTATTTGTTGGAGTGTACTTTTTTAGGTGAATAATTTCATTAGGTCTATCTAGTCCGCCTGCAATTGGATTTTCTGTTTCCTGATCTCCAAAGTTACGGAAGAATACAGCCTTGCCATATAACAATTGAATAAAGCCATCACGAAGACGACGTACACGCATAGTCTTTGCTGGGATATGTCCGATATATCCTATCTTACCAGCAGAAGTTCTACCAATTTCAATATATCCATTTCCTGTTGCTTCAACATCTGTATATGCT